TATCAAAAAATCGTAGGCGAAATATCAGGTCTGTCGTTTACGGAACTCTTAATTAGAGACCTGCATAAGGATATAGAAGATGACTAAAGAAGTTGCCGCATTCGGCAAAGGTGGCGAACCGATACCAAATTCGGTTGACCGTTTTAAAGAAGAAGAAGTTGAACCTAAGGAAGATTTAAAATTTACTCCTGATAATGTTGAAAAAGATTCTAATTTAAAAGAAGAACTCCCTACCCCCACAGGCTACAGACTAATGGTTTTACCTTTCAGCAGAAAGCAAAAAACTAAAGGTGGTCTATACTTAGCTAATGAAACATTAGAAAAAGAACGTATAGCCACTAATGTAGGATACGTAGTATCGCTTGGTCCAGACGCATACGCTGATAAGGATAGATATCCTGGAGGTGCATGGTGTCAAGAAGGTGACTGGGTGATATTCGGCAGGTACGCAGGAGCACGAATCAAAATTGAGGGTGGCGACTTGCGATTATTAAACGATGATGATGTATTAGCAGTTATAAACGATCCTGAGGATATAGTTTCAGGCTAATATGAATCACGCAACAACAGGAGCAAAACATGGCAGATGAAGCCTTGCAACAAGAAGCTGAACAGGAAGAGTTAACGGAAGTTGAACTCCCTGAGTCAGAAGATGATGAGGATGAGGAACTTCAAGAAGAGGAACCTCAACAAGAAGCTAAAAAAGAATCTGATGAAATAGAAGATTACAGCGAAGGCGTTAAAAAACGTATCGCTAAACTGACTTATAAGATTCGAGAAGCTGAAAGACGTGAACAGGCAGCAATAGATTATGCTAAGTCTGTTCAGGGTGAACTTAATCAGACAAAAAATAAACTTTCAAAAACTGATCAGAACTTATATGATGAGTATAAAGGTAGAGTTGGGTCTGAACTTCAGTCTGCTCAAGACCGATATAAAAAGGCATACGAGATGGGCGATACAGACGCAATGCTCGAAGCTCAAAAAGATGTTGCTAAATTAGCAGTAGAAGAGGAAAGCCTTAATCGAGTCAAAGCAAAAAATACTGAAGAGGTACAAGAACCTGTTGTTGATGTTGAAAAAGAAATACAATCTAGAAGTCAACCTCAACAACAAGCTCAAGTAGAAGCAGATCCTAAAGCTCAGGAATGGGCTAAACAGAACGAATGGTTCGGCTCTGACGTAGCTATGACTACTAGTGCTTTTGCTTTTCATAGGCAACTAGTAGAACAAGAGGGTTACGATCCAACTTCTGATAGCTATTACGCAGAAGTGGATAAAAGAATGGCTGAGGCTTTTCCTCATAAATTAGGAAAAACTCAACAGAACACTGTGAACGAGGTAGTAGCTGGTTCAAGTAGAGGGTCTACAACAGCAAGAACACGTTCACGTAGAAAAGTACAACTCACACCGAGTCAAGTAGCAATAGCAAAAAGATTAGGTGTGCCACTAGAAGAATATGCTAAGCATGTTAAGGAGTAGAAAATGGTAGATAAAAATAACGAAACTACTAACACAGATCGAACCTCCAGATCTGCAGAAAGTCGAGAAAAAACTTCACGACGAAAACCATGGAGTCCACCGTCTTTATTAGACGCACCCAATCCACCAGAGGGCTATGTATACAGATGGATACGTGAGTCAATGGTTGGGCAACAAGATCAAGCGAATATGTCTAAACGTATTCGTGAAGGTTGGGAGCCAGTAATGGCTAAAGACCATCCTGATTTTGAAGCACCATCCCTTGATGAAGGTAAACACGCTGGAGTCATAGGAGTTGGTGGCTTAATCCTCGCTAAGATGCCAATCGAGACGATCGAAGAAAGAAGGCGATATTACGCCAGACTTGCTAACGATCAGATGGATGCAGTGGACAATAATCTTATGCGAGAGAGTAATCCTATTATGCCTATAGACAATCCGTCTAGGTCATCTAAGATTACTTTTGGAAGCGGAGGTTCTAAAGGCTAGTACTTTAGAACTATATTTTGAACTTATATTAACAATAAAGGTGATATAAATGGCTAATGTAAATGATCCTAACGGATTTACACCAGCATACCATATGAGTGGTGGCACTATTAGACCTTCAGAGTTCGCAATCGCAAGTGGGGCATCAGGTGATATTTTTTCAGGTGATGTCGTGAAATTGACAAGTGGTTACGTTCTTCAAGGTGGTGCAACCGACGCTCCTCTAGGTGTGTTTTACGGTGTACAATACACAGCAACAGATGGTACTCCAGTTTGGTCCAGAAAATGGCCAGATGGTACCGCAACACTAGGTTCTGCAGATGCTAAAGCATATGTATATGCTGATCCCGATATAGTCTATGAGGCACAGTACACAGGTACTCCTACTCAAGCAGACGTCGGTAAAGTACATACTATCTCTACAACTGCAGGTGATACTAACAACAACCGTTCTAAAGAAGGTGTGACTACTACTACTGCTAGTGGTATTGCTAAACAGGTTGGCTTCGTCGATAGACCAGACAACTCAATTGGGCAATATGCTAGAGGTTTATTCATATTCCCAGCTTCTGTATTCGGCAACGACTAAAAGGTGATATAAATGGCAATTAATAGAGCTCAACTAGTAAAAGAACTCGAACCAGGATTGAACGCACTTTTTGGTTTAGAGTACGATCGTTATGAGAACGAACATGCGGAAATTTTTGATACTGAGAATTCTGACAGAGCTTTCGAAGAGGAAGTAATGTTAGCTGGCTTTGCACAAGCTCCTGTAAAAGGGGAAGGTGCTTCAGTTAGTTATGATACAGCTCAAGAAACTTTCACATCTCGTTACACCCATGAAACTGTCGCTTTAGCCTTCTCATTGACAGAAGAAGCAATCGAAGATAACCTCTACGATAGCCTATCTTCTAGATATACAAGGGCTTTAGCACGTTCAATGGCTAACACCAAGCAGGTAAAAGCTGCGAATGTTCTTAACAATGGTTTCTCAACTTCCTTCCCAGGAGGCGACGGCAAACCTTTAATGACTACAGATCACCCAACTTTAACAGCTGGCGATCAGTCAAATGAACCTTCAACTGCTGCAGACTTGAATGAAACTTCATTGGAGAATGCTTTGATCGATATTTCTCAGTTTAAAGACGAGAGAGGAATTAAAATTAATGTTCAAGCAAGAAAATTAATCGTTCCTCCTCAACTGCAATTTGTAGCTGAGAGAATCCTTCAAACTCCAGGAAGAGTATCAACTTCTGATAATGACATCAACGCAATGAAAAACATGGGAATGTTCCCAGAAGGTTACGTTGTTAACCATTATCTAACAGATACTGATGCTTTCTTCATCAAGACTGATGCTCCTAATGGTATGAAGCACTTCGTAAGATCACCTATGTCAACTGGCATGGAAGGTGACTTCGAAACAGGAAACGTAAGATACAAAGCAAGAGAAAGATATTCTTTCGGCTTTAGTGACTGGCGTGGAATGTACGGTTCACCAGGAGCTTAATCCTTTCGGGGTAGACGTTTTTACGTCATTTAAGGGAGCTTCGGCTCCCTTTCTTTTTTCTAGGATACGTTATATCATTCAATTCTAGGACTTTTTAACTTGTTTTACCAACTGACCTAGCAGACAAGCCAAGATGGTGAAACTTATTTCCGTAGGAGGAAATTATGGCAAATTCAACTTTTAGCGGACCAGTCCGCTCCAAAAACGGTTTTCAAACTATCTCAGAAAACTCAACCACTGGTACAGTTACTGTTACTAGTGGCGATAAAATAGCAAATGAAGCTGTTGCAAGTGCTGGTATTGAAGGCACAGCAGCAGTTTACATCACTCAGGTAGACAGACTACACAGTGATGTTGACACTAACGTTAACATAGTAAAATCTACTATCATGATTGACTTAACTGGGTTAAAAGACGGTGGAACTGCAGGCGATATTATCGGTAAAGATGGCTCAGGTGTTGCTTATATAGCACAGGTTACAACAGCCAACCAAGGTGTTGTTTTTGGTGTAACTATGACATGTGTAGAAACTCCTGCTGGCGGAAGCACAGACATTGATCTGTACTCAGCTACTGAAGGCACAGGTGTAAACGATACAGCTATCGGTGATTTAACTGAAACTCAAATCATTAACGCTGGTGCTGCATCTGCAGGCACTATGGTTGCTGGTGGAGACATTACTGCTGATCAATACTTATATTTAGTAAGTCAAGGTACAGGCGATGCTGCTTATACTGCTGGTCGTTTTATGATTGAGATAATCGGCTACGACGTAGCTTCTTAAGGAGTAATATATGGCAGACGCAGTAACTTCAACAACTCTGTCAGATAGTGATAGGTCAGCTGTTATTCAGCTGACCAACACATCCGATGGTACAGGCGAGGCAGCAGTAAATAAGGTTGATGTAAGTGGTTTAGCAACTAGAACTAGTGATGGTAAAGCATGTACTGGTGTAAGGTTAGCTAAAATTGTTTATTCAACTTTTGGTATGAGTGTCAAACTTTTGTGGGATGCTACTACTAATACTATCTGTTGGGATTTAAACTCAGACTATACAACTGACGAAGATTTTACAGAGTTCGGTGGTATCAGGAACACTTCAGGCAGTGGTAAAACAGGAGATATACTACTAACAACGACAGGTGCTGGAAGCGGTGACTCGTACGTTATAGTAATTACTCTATTTAAAGAGTTTTAAATAAATGGCTTTTTCAGGCACTAAAACTTTTGCCTTAGATATAGCTGAAACTATAGAAGAGGCTTACGAACTAGCAGGACTAGAACAACGTACAGGGTACGATGCTAGAACTGCTAGACGTTCTATGAATATAATGTTTGCAGATTGGGCTAATAGAGGCGTTAATCTGTGGACTATAGAGCAAGAAACTCTAGATTTAACTAAAGGCACAGCCAGTTATAATTTAAACGGATACGATATTGATATATTGTCAGCTGTTATCAGAGACACTAGCAAAAGCCCAGTTCTAGATATAGAAATAGATAGAATAGGTAGGCAAGAATTTTTAAATATTCCTACTAAAACTACTCAAGCAAGACCTACACAGTATTTTGTTGATAGACAAATTACTCCTGTAGTAAACCTCTGGCCAACACCAGACACTAATAACTATCAATTAATTTCTTACAGAATACAAAGGATTGACGATGTAAGTACATCAGCAGAAAATCCTGAAGTACCTTCAAGGTTTATGCCTTGTATGGTTAGTGGGTTAGCCTACTATATAGCTTTAAAAAAGAATCCTCAAAAAGCAGGGCTACTAAAACAACAATACGAACAAGATTTTAAACTAGCAGCAGACGAGGATAGAAATAGAGCATCATTAATGTTGACTCCAGCTAGGAGATTTTATTAATGGCTTATGCTCAAGGTAAGTACGCACGAGCGATATGCGACCGATGTGGTTTTGATATACCTTATCTTGATTTAAGAAAAGAGTGGACTGGCTTTAAAGTTTGTGGCGAATGTTATGAGCCTAAATCCCCTCAATTAGATCCGCCACACAATATCGCAGACCCAGAAGCTTTATATCAACCAAGACCTACTATATCCGCCCCAACAGCAGGGCAAGGTTATGTTATAGTTTCTAATCCTAAGGACAGTAATGGTGTAAGTTCTCCTATCATGTGGGCACAAAATAGTGATACAATAGGTTCTATGTATAATATGTCTGCACTAACAGGTAGTGTGGGTGAATTAACGGTATCAGTATGAGTTTTACGTACACAACTTTAAAAACAGCTATACAAGACTACCTGGAAAGCACAGAGTCTAGTTTTGTTACTAACCTACCCACGTTTATCTCAACAACAGAAGAACGTATATTTAAAAATGTACAATTAGACGATTTTAGAAAAAATCAAGTTGGTGACTTAACAGCTTCAGGACCATACTTAGAATGCCCTACTGACTATTTAGCACCTTTTAGTTTAGCTGTAATAGACAGTAGCAGTAATTATAGTTACTTACTATTAAAACAAGTTTCTTTCATTAGGGATTTTACTCCTAATGCGTCCACAACAGGACTACCAAAATATTATGCAGAATTTGACGACAATACTTTTATAGTCGCACCCACCCCAGATTCAGCCTACGAGGTTGAACTGCACTACTATTATAGACCAGCATCACTTACTACCACTTCAGGTAGTGAAACAACATGGCTGTCTAAAAATGCTCCTAATGCCATGTTATATGGTAGTTTAGTTGAAGCATGCACGTATCTCAAAAATTATGAAGCAATACCAGCATACGAATCTAAGTTTCAGGAGGCTTTATTAGGATTAAAAAATCTTGGTGAAGCTAAATCAACTAGAGACCAATACAGGTACGACGAGATACGGAGACAACCACAAGCATGAGAATAAAAGAACTCGAAGGCAAGAATATTGCCATAGTTGCTATGGGCGAGAGTCAATTAGACTTTCACCTTAGTTTAGTACATTCAAAAACCTATGACGAAGTTTGGGGAATAAATTGTATGGGGGCTATTACTAAATGCGATAGAGTATTTATGCTTGATCCAGTTAGTAGGTTTATGGATACTGATGACGCAGGAAGTCAGACAGATGTTATGAGACGTTGGTTGCCTGTAGCTGATATACCTATATACACTTGTGAACTAGATGAGAGGTGCCCTTCTGCAGTCCTTTATCCTTTAGAGGAAGTTACACAGGATGCAGATTGTGCTTACTTAAATAATACTGTGCCTTTTGCTTTTGCTTTTGCTCTTTACAATAAAGTTGGTAGTATAAATTTATTTGGTATAGATTTTAGTTATAGAGGTAATCTACATTTTGCAGAAGCAGGTAAAGCATGTTGTGAGTTCTGGTTATCTAAATGTATAGAACGAGGCATGATTGTAAACGTTGCAGCTAGGTCAGGGTTACTTGACACAGATTGTCCTATAGAAAAAAGAGTCTATGGCTACCATAGACTTGATGATCCAGATATACTAGTAGTTGATGATGAAAAAAATTATAGACAAATTAAACTTTCTGTCTACAATAAACTTTTACACGAAGAACAATTAAAAAATATCACAGAAGTAAGAACTGTGATGGATAGTCCACCAGAGGCTAAAAGGTACTAAAATGATAGATAACACAACGTTAGGAGATATTGGTTCTATTATAGTAGAAACACAGCAAAATAGAGGTCATCCGCCTGAGTTTTGGGCTGAAAAACTGACTGATAGAATATGTGGTATTAGTGATACTGCTGCACCTCATATAAGACAACAAGCTGAAGCGTATAAACTAGCTATTTACAACGTAATCGTTTATTATATAAAGCAGGCGATCAATAGTGAACGATGCACGATGCGTAATCTATTGAAAGAACAAGGTCACGAAGACCTAGCTAAAATATTAAAGGAACTTTAACATGGCAATTACATCAACACTTACGACTAGTTTTAAGAAAGAGCTATTAGAAGCTAAACATAACTTTTTAGCGTCTGGCGGTAATTCTTTTAAATTAGCTTTGTATACTTCATCAGCTACTATGGGAGCTACCACAACTGCTTTTACTACAACTAATCAAGCTAGTGGTACTAACTATACTTCAGGTGGGTCAGCTTTAACCAATATTAATCCAACAAGTTCAGGAACCACAGGTTTCACCGACTTTGCTGATTTAACATTTGGTACAGCTACTATTACTGCTAGAGGATGTATGATCTACAACGATACTAACGCTGATAGATCTGTAGCTACTATTGACTTTGGTGGTGATAAAACATCCACTACTGGAGACTTCACTATAGTATTTCCAGCAGCAGCATCTGGAACAGCGATTATAAGAATCGCCTAGCCTTAAATGGCTTTTCTTAACGGTTGGGGTCGAGGCACTTGGGGTCAACTCGAGTGGGGTCAAGGATCCGTACCAGTCACTCTTACTGGATTAGCTGCAACTGGAGCAGTAAGTGGTGTAGGAGTAAACGCTCAAGCAATAGCAACTGTTGCTGGTGTAACAGCTTCACTTGGATCGGTTTCAGTATCAATCAACGCTGACGCAAATGCTACCCCATCAGGACTAGCAAGCACTTCAGCATTAGGAACTTTAGCTAGTGTAACTGGTAAAGCCAACATAACCCCAGCCAGTCAAGTTGGAACTTCTGCTTTAGGTACAGTTACTCCAGAAGGAGATGCAAAAGTTTCTTTAAGCGGAATCACTGCTACTTTAGGAAATGTTTCAGTATTAATTGATGCAGAAGCTACTGTTATTATTACATCAGGTTTAGCGGCAACAAGTGCCGTAGGAGCAGTTACAACACGATCATCTAATAAAATTATCGTGTTTGCACCAGCCGCAATAGGATCAGTTGGATCTGTATCAATAGACGCAGAAGCAACAGTTTCAATCACAGGAGTGTCAGCAACAGGTGCTGTTAGCACACTTAATGTGTGGTCACCAGTTATAGACAGTCAAACACCTAATTGGAGAGATATTGCAGCATAGGGTATAAACTTTATTCTTTTTGATTTATTATATACAATATAGGAACAAATTATGGCAACTTACGTTAACGATTTAAGATTAAAAGAAATCGCCACAGGGGACGAGAGTGGAACTTGGGGAACAAGTACCAACACCAATTTAGAACTTATTGGCGATGCTTTTGGCTATGGAACAGAAGCCATAACAACCAACGCAGACACTCATACAACAACAATAGCAGACGGCTCAGCAGATGCTGGTCGAGCTTTATTTTTAAAATATACTGGAACCCTAGATTCAACTTGTACAATTACGATTGGACCTAATACGGTTTCAAAAGTATGGATTATAGAAAATGCTACTAGCGGTTCTCAAAGCATAATTATTAAACAAGGTTCAGGAGCTACAGTTACCATTCCAACTGGAATGACATCTGTAATTTACTCTGACGGAGCAGGTTCAGGTGGTGCTATGGTAGACGCCTTAACAGATTTAAATGTTGCATCTTCACTTAGTATAGGTGGTTCAGGTGTAGCAACAACAGGAAAAGCTATAGCAATGGCTTTGGTTTTCGGATAAAATTAGGACAACATTATGGCAAATCCAAATTTAGTAAATGTAACTTCGATATACGCTAACAGTATAAACGGAGCTTTAACAACTACAGTAACAACCGACTTATTAACTTGTGCAAGTAACAAACTAATAAAAATTAATAGTATTATTGTTGCAAATATTGACGGTACAAATGCCGCAGGTGTAACAATGGGAATTATTAAAAGTGGTGGTTCAGTAGTTTTATTCGCTTCAACTATTTCTGTTCCTGCGGATGCTACCTTAGTATTGATAGATAAAAATTCAGGTATCTATCTTGAAGAAGGAGACATCTTAGAGGGTGGTGCAAGTGCTAACTCAGACTTAACTTACACCATTAACTACGAAGAACTAGATGACGCATAAGGAGTACAAATATGGCTCATTTTGCAGAACTTAATAACAGCAACGAAGTATTACAAGTAATAGTAATATCTAATGAAGATGTAAACGCCAATGGCGGAGATCAATCTGCTCAAGCAGAAAACTTTGTAGCTTCGATAGTACCACATCAAAACGGTGGTAACGAATGGAAACAAACTTCATACAACAACAATTTTAGAAAACAATATGCAGGCATAGGCATGACCTATGATGCTACTAAAGATAAATTTTTACATCCTCAACCTTTTCCGTCTTGGGCATTAGATGACAATGACGACTGGCAAGCACCAGTTCCATTTCCAACAGTTACAGAAATAGACTCTAATGGAGTTCTTATACTTTGGGATGAAGATAATCAAAAATGGCTAGGAGAAACTTATACTGGTGATCCAATCGTTAAAACCAATTACGAATGGGATGCTTCTAGTAGAGCTTGGAATGAGGTCTAACCATGGCTAGTTCTAATGGCGGAGTAATAGGTGTAGATAACCCCCCAACCGATCAACCTGAAGTTATTACAACTTTTAATGCTAGTGGTAATTTAACTACAGCACCTTATACAACATCAGTTCAATATGTGATTGTTGCAGGAGGTGGTGGTGGAGATCGTGCAGGAGCAGGATCAGGTGGCGGAGGTGCAGGTGGATATCGTTCATCAGTCCCTGGTGAAGCATCAGGTGGCGGAGCCTCTGCTGAATCTTTAAGTCCAGTTTCAGCAGCTACTGTTTATCCAGTTGTAATTGGTGCAGGTGGATTAGGTGCACAACTTTCAGGAGCAACTCCTGCTTTACAAGGATCAAACTCAAGTTTTAATGGTATAGTTTCTACTGGTGGTGGGGGTGCAGCTTTTGTACCTAATCCACAAAACTCAAGAAATGGTGGTTCAGGCGGTGGTTCTTCTTATTCAAACGGAGGTGGCTCAGGAACATCAGGTCAAGGCTATCCAGGTGGTAATGCCACGCTAAATGGCGGAGGCGGTGGCGGAGGTGGAGCAGCTCAAGCAGGTTTTGGACCACCTACACCTGCACCTCAACAAAGAGGTTGGGATGGCGGAGATGGAGTAGCTTCTTCAATTACTGGCTCACCTGTTTACCGAGCAGGAGGGGGCGGTGGCTGTGGAAGATTTACAAACAATGGTATTCAAGGTATTGGCGGTCTAGGTGGCGGAGCTAATGGCTCTAACCCTGTAGACTCACCAAATCCAGGCGGAACTGCAAACACAGGCGGTGGTGGTGGTGGAACTGATATTGGTAATCCACCCTTTAGTCCTGTACCAGCAGGTCCAGGAGGATCAGGTGTAGTCATAATTAAAGAACCCAACGCAGGATTTAAATGTTCAGGAGTATGGGATATGAACGCTCTTTACGATAATGTAAAAGCAGGAACTTGGACAACTTAACATGCCAAGATTAATCGGAGCAGTCTTAAATCCTAAACTACAATCTGAACAAATAACCACTTTTAATTCAAGTGGAACGCTCACCACTCAACCTTTAACAACTTCTGTTGAACATTTAGTTGTAGCAGGTGGCGGAGGTGGTGGTTCTTATTATTATGGAGCAGGCGGAGGTGCAGGCGGGTTACTGACAGCTTCAGGCAATCCAGTTTCAGGTGGCTCTCCATATCCTGTAACAGTTGGTGCAGGGGGTGCAGGAGGTTCTGCTCCTGGTGGTCCAACTGTCCCTGGTGTTGGTAGTAAAGGCTCAAACTCAGTTTTAGGTACGCCATCTTCCATTACTTCAGAAGGTGGTGGTTTTGGTAATACAGGCGGTTCGCCTGGCAACTATGGACAAGATGGTGGACCAGGAGGATCAGGCGGTGGAGCAGGTGTTGCTGTCCCTGGTTATGGACCACCTGTATTTCCATCTTCAGGAGGAAGTGCTGCTTCAGGTCAAGGAAATGCTGGAGGTTCATCCAACAGTCCTTTTCCAGGTTATGCTGGACAAGCCACATCAGGCGGAGGCGGAGGAGCAGGTGCTGTTGGTACTAGTGCTACTTGGTACCCAGGTCCAACACCAGTCCCTGATGTAAATCCAGGCGGAGCAGCGGCAGGTGGAGCAGGAGCGGCAAATTCAATTACTGGATCACCAGTCACTTACGCAGGTGGTGGTGGAGCAGGGGGTTACTACCTTGGAGCAGGAGGAGCAGGAGGCTCAGGCGGAGGCGGAGCTGGAGGCGGTCCGTCATCAGGAGGCGGAAACGGAACTGCTAATTTAGGCGGTGGTGGAGGCGGTGGACAACATCCTGGCACTGGTACTCCTAGCGGAGCAGGTGGTACAGGTGGTTCAGGTGTAGTTATTGTTAAAGAAGCACAAATTGCTACAGACACATCAAATTGTTGGGATTTAAGAACAGTTTTTACAGAAATTAAAGCTGGTAACTGGAACGGATAACAATAACCTATCTTTTAAAACACATCTAACTTATACTATCTTCCAAGAGAGAGAAGATGAAAAATATTTACTTTTTATGCGGTTTGCCTAGATGTGGAAATACTTTGCTTGCATCCATATTAAACCAAAACCCAAACATAAGTGTTACTGCTAATTCTATTACAGCAGACATTTTATATAATCTTGAACAACTTAAAGAAACAACAAATTTTAAAAACTTTCCTGACTATCAATCATTAAATAATTTAATAGAAGGTAGTTTAGAACTATATTTTAAAGATTATAAAAGTGATCATATTATTGATAGAAGTCCTTGGGGGACACCTAAGAATATAGAACTTATAAAAAAATATATTACTCCAAATCCAAAATTTATTATTTTAGAAAGACCTTTTATAGAAATATTAGGCTCTCTTGCTAGAGTAAAAAATTGGAATAAAAAAGATTTAGAAGATTCTTGTTTTTATGAAATGACTGAAGGCATGACTGCTGTTAATTCTTATGCTATACATAACATTATTAAAAATGATAACGATTATATAAAAATTAATTATGAAGACTTAACAATAAATCCTAAAAAATATATAAAACGCATTTACAAATTTTTAAATATTCCAACCTACAAACATAGGTATGTTGATTTAGAACAATTTTCTATAAACAATATTAAATATGATGATAGTGTTTTAGATGGAATGTATCATGATGTTAAAGAAGATAAAGTAGAAAAAAATAACTATGATTTAAATATGTATTTAAGCGAATCAATTATAACTAAGTATAAAAACATGTCTTTAGAAAAATGGGTAAATGAATTTTTAATACAGAGAGGTTATTTTGAATCTTAAATGGTATTACTGGTACTTTCAATCAGTTATTCCTGAAAGAATATGTGACGATATTGTTCGTTATGGTAAAGAACAAAATAAAGAAATGGCTCTTACAGGTAACGCTGGCAAAGACAACAAAAACCTTACCAAACTAGAACTTAAAAACATTCAAAAGAAACGCAAGTCTGACATTGTTTGGATGAACGATAGATGGATATACAACGAAATACAACCTTATGTGCATGCAGCAAACGCAAGTGCTGAGTGGAATTTTGAATGGGATTTTTCAGAGTCATGTCAATTCACCGAATATAAAAAAGGTCAGTTTTATGACTGGCATTGTGATTCATATACAGAACCATATGACCAACCCGAAAATAGAAATGTGCATGGTAAACTAAGAAAACTTAGCATGACTGTATCGCTTACAAACCCTGATGAGTATGAAGGTGGTGATTTAGAATTTGATTTTAGAAATCAAGATGAAGCATCACAACCTAGAATTTGTGAAGAAATTAGACCAAAAGGAAGTGTGATTGTTTTTCCTTCTTTTGTTTGGCATAGAGTTAAACCTGTAACCAAAGGAATACGACACTCCTTAGTGTGTTGGAATTTAGGATATCCATTTAAATGAGCTTTAAGAAAAATAAATACCTAGTAATTAAAAACGCTATATCAACAGAACTAGCAGATTTTTGTTATCAATACTTTTTAAACAAAAGAGCAGTAGCAAGACATTTGTTTGATGATAGATATATTTCACAGTTTGCTGATTATTTTGGTGTTTGGAATGATGTTCAAATACCTGAAACTTATTCACATTATGGCGATATAGTTATGGACACTTTATTGCAAAAAGTTAAACCTGTAATGGAAAAAGAAACAGATATGAAGCTTACTGAAACTTATTCATATGCAAGAATCTATAAAAAAGGAGATGAGTTAAAAAGACATAAAGATAGATACTCATGCGAAATATCCACTACTATGTTATTAGGTGGAGATGAGTGGTCTATATTTTTAGAACCATCAGGCGAAGAAGGTAAAAAAGGCGTAGAGGTTAACTTAGGAAAAGGCGATATGCTTATGTATCGTGGTTGTGATTTAGAACATTGGAGAGAACCTTTTGAGGGCGAAAACTGTGCGCAAGTATTTTTACACTATAATGATGCTAGTGGTAAAGACGCTAAGTTTAATAAATTTGACGGTAGACCTATGATAGGATTGCCTGGACATTATTCATTACAAAAATAATGGTTGAAGTCTTTGACTGTCCTTACATATCCAAAGTCAACAATAAACAGTTTCAACAAGACTTAATTAACTACACTAAAGAAACAAAATGTTGCGATATGGAGGTGTGCGTACATCCAAAAATACAAAGCGACTTAAAAATAGATCAAGCTTTTACAGTTATTGATAACTCTATTAACAACCTTTTTAAAACTTACTTAGGTACTGATAAGTTTGAGTTTACCAAAAAGAATGTATGGGGTTATTACGCATCTAAAGGCTCGCAATTACAAAGTGTGGTACATAACCATGCTTTTAAAAAAGAAAAAGGTTTGCAACTTTCTGCCTTAATGTATATCACACCAACGAAACTAGGCACTAGCTTTGCAGATTTTAAAATAGAACCTGAGATAAATAGATGGTATCTTTGGCACTCAGGTTTATATCATCACCCTGAAGACGGTATAACACCTAAAGATAGAATTGTTTTAGCTTTATCTAGCGTAATAAATAGATGCACATAAAAATTCCAAACTTCTTATCAATAGAAGAATGTAAGTTAGTCGAAAAAGTTTTATTAGAAAAAGAACAAGAAATACTTGCCTTGCCACTTACTACAGATATGTATACAGGAACAACCGCAAGGTATTCCTACTATAATTTTTTAAACTACATACCTGAAATTGATATAACAAAAAAATTTTTTGCTTTACCGATTATGCAAGACGAAGATGAGTTTTGGATTCAATGCTGGGTTAATATTCTTAATAAAGACGAAGGAATACCCATGCACAATCATGGCCATCCTGAAAATATTTTTTATGCTTGTAATATTTTTATATCAGGTCCCGATGATTGTTTTACTTTTTATGATGATAATGGCCATGTACCTAACAATATTGGCGAGCTACATTTAATTGATTGTCACCTTTGGCATGGTGTAAAAGAAAACACAAACGACCAACCAAGGCTGTCTATTGCTTGTGATATACATTTTAAAGACCCAAAACATTTTGAAAATTACGAGCAAAGAATCGTTCATGCTAAGAGAAACTAGTATATAATTTTAAAAAAACTGAGGTAATACAATATGGATATATTAATACCCTTAACAATAATAGTAGTAGTTTTAGTTTGGTCTGTAAAAAAATTCAAGCCTGAACTTTGGAATAAATTAATTTCATTTATATCTAAAAATTGAATGAAGTTATCCAAGCTATTGAAACTATAGGAATACCAGCAGCAGGAGCAGTTGGTTTAGGTTATTTAGTTTGGACGCTTTTTAAATCTCTTATAGCTGATATACACAAAAAACTCGATACACAACACAGTATGATTGTAGCTCTAATTGACCGTATACGGCAAATGGACAACGATATGATACGTATAGACACTATGGTAAGAGCAGCATTAAAACTACCACCTGACGTAAATCGTATAGCAAGAGCTGATGGTAAAAAAGATGTCCGTAAGGATTAACTTTTCTTAGATCTTATTATATGATTAGTTTATGGCTAGTAAACCAAGAAAAACAACTGTCGACGTAGCGAATGACCTAGCCAAACACGAGGTACAATGTGCAGAAAGATGGAAAACTGCTTTCAATCGTTTTGACACTTTAGAAGAAAGTGTCAACGAAATTACTACCACATTAAAAAATTTTATAGTTGGGCTTGTTGGTTTTTTAGCTACTGCTTTAATTACTTTAGCAGTAACTGTTATTTCTATAATTTAGTTATGCCTTATGATTCAGGTGAAAAACTTTCACCTCATTTTAAATTAAGAGAATTTGAGCGTTCGCAAATGGCAGAACGGCACAACATCGATAACACAGTTAAGGAAAAGAGTGTTTATAAAAATTTACAGTTACTTTGCGAACATGTCCTTGAGCCAGTACGTAATCACTATGGCATACCTTTTTCACCTAACTCTGGTTATCGTTGCCTTGACCTTAATAGGCGACTTAAATCGTCCGACACAAGTCAACATGTCAGTGGGCAGGCAGCAGATATTGAACTCCCAGGCATATCCAATTACGACCTTGGGATATGGATCAAAGATAACTGTGAGTACGACACCGTGCTCTTAGAATTTTATAAAGAAGGAATCCCGTCTAGTGGGTGGGTACATGTATCTTATGTTGAAGGCAATAATCGTAAACGTGCATTGATCTTTGATGGGAAACAATATAAAAGACTTGAATAATACTATAAAATATTAGTGTTATGGCACTAAACAAATTCATATTTAAACCTGGAATTTTTAGAGAAGGCACCGACTACGATAATGAGGGTGGTTGGTTCAATTCTAACTTGGTTAGATTTAAAGCTGGTAGACCACAAAAAATTGGTGGCTGGCGTAAAGATTCCCTTAATACATTTTTAGGAACCTGTCGTGCTCTACACGCATGGATTCTGTTAGCTGGTACTAAACTTTTAGGGTTAGGTACTAATTTAAAATACTATATTGAAGAAGGAGACTCTTTCAATGACATTACACCAATCCGTGCTACTACAAACGCTGGTGACGTTACTTTTTCCGCTTCTAACGGTGATGCGACTCTTACCGTAGCAGACACTGCCCACGGTGCAGTGCAGAATGATTTTGTTACTTTTAGCGGTGCTGTTAGTTTGGGCGGTAATATAACAGCGACAGTTTTAAACCAAGAGTACCAAATAGCTACCATAGTTAATGCTAATAGTTATACCTTGGAAGCTAAAGACACTAGTGGGTCGACAGTAACTGCTAACGCTTCTGACAGCGGTAACGGTGGCAGTAATACCGTAGGTGCATATCAAATTAACACAGGTCTTGATGAGTACGTTAGCTCTACTGGTTGGGGGGTAGGACTATGGTCTGCAGGTACATGGGGGTCCTCAACTGCAATATCTTCCGCTAATCAATTAAGGCTTTGGGCTCATGATAATTTTGGTGAAGATTTAGTTATTAACCCACGTGGCGGAGGTATTTATTATTGGGATGCCACTAATGGCGTAGGCACTAGGGCTACTGAACTAAGCGGAATAACTGGTGCTAATCTTGTACCCACAGTTGGGCTACAAAGTATAGTCAGCGAAACAGATAGACATTTAGTTATACTTGGTGCCGACCCTTTAAACACTGCTGGTACTGCTAGGACAGGGAGCATTGATCCTATGTTTATAGCTTTTAGTGACCAAGAAAATTCCTTAGAGTTTGAGCCCTTAAATACCAACACTGCTGGTAGTCTTAGACTTTCTGAAGGTAGTATTATAGTTGGTGCTGTAAAAGCACGTCAAGAAATATTGATATGGACAGATATAGCTTTATATAGTATGCAGTTTATTGGACCACCATATACTTTCGGGCTTAACTTAATAAATGACAGTACAGGGCTTATAAGTCCTAAAGGTGCTGTTGCTACTCCTGCTGGGGTGTATTGGATGGGTTATGATAGTTTTTACGTGTATAACGGATCAGTACAAAAAGTTCCTTGTTCTGTGTTAAGTTACGTTTTTGATAATTTAAATGCAGGTCAAGCGTTTAAGATATTTGCGTTTAGTAATAGTGAATTTAATGAAGTAGGTTGGTATTATCCTTCTGGCAGTAATTTAAACATAGACAAATATGTAGTCTACAACTACGCTGAAAATGTATGGTCAATAGGAGAACTTACAAGAACCGCATGGTTAGATAAAGGCATAGTTAATTATCCTAGAGCTACGGAAGGTCAATACCTGTACGAGCATGAGTTTGGTTATGATAACGACGGTAGCCCTATGACTAATGTGTTTATAGAAAGCAGTGACTTTGACATAGGCGACGGTGAAAGTTTTGGGTTTGTGCGTAGAATTATCCCTGATATTAAATTCTTAAGTAATAGTGACGCAGGAAAAGTAAACGTCGTTTTAAAAACACGTAATTATCCTGGCGATACTTTAACTACTGCTAGCACAAGTGCTATACAGAGTACAACCACTAAAGCAGATGTAAGAGCCAGAGCAAGACAAATAGCTTTACGTTTAGAGTCTGACGATGATGCTACTAATACTGGTAATAGTGATGTGGGTTGGCGTTTAGGAGCTACTAGGATTGATATACAGCCAGACGGAAGAAGATAGTGGCTAAACTACTACCTACTAGACTACCTATAAGCATGGAGCCACAGGTAACGTCAGACACTTTTAATAGATTAGTACGTGTTTTAGAAATAAACTTAGGTCAGTTTGATCCCTCAAACACTAGTCAAATAAACACTGCTGAACGTGGTATAGGTTTTTATAATCCAGGTTCAATAATTTTTAATACTAATACAGACACACTTCAATGTTGGGATGGTAACAGATGGAGAGATTTATTTAGTTCTCAGTTTTACGTTAATAACGATTTAGGTTTTGGCTTAACAGGAGCACTAGGTACAGTCAGTGTCACGACCCCGTAAATGTCATTACTGCGGGATTAGTAAGCCTGCTAATAACTTTGATCAAAGTAAAAATAGCAACCAGTGTAACGAGTGTAAATTAGAAAGACGATATGAAAAAATTAATAGTACTCCCTTAACCTATATACAACACTTATACGTCCAATTAAGATATGTGCGTAAAAAACAGGGCATTACTTGGGATGTATCGCCTCAAGAATTATTTATATTATACGCAAAACAAGAGGGTAAATGTGCTCTGACAGGAAAAGAACTTACGTTTAAAAGAGGTACAGATGAAGAATCAGATTTTAATATATCTATTGACCGTATTAACCCTGATGACGGCTATAGTATTGACAACATCCAGCTTGTTGGTAAAGTTATTAATTTTTTAAAACATGACCTACCACAAGAAAAATTTATCAAATTAATAAAATTAATATACAATAATTTAAACAATTAAATTTTTCTTTTATGACTATAGACGAGCAAATGAAAGAAGCTCAAAAAATAACGCTTAATGATGGTAAGACTTGGTATAATTTAGCAGAAGGATTTGATAAATGGAGAGTCTTTCCTAGGTTACTTATCACTTTATATGGGTATGCTTTTTATAGAACTATAGAATGGTTCATGACGCTACCTGATCCCACTAACGCACAAAGTGCATTTGTATCTGTTATAGTAGGTGCAGGTGCTGCATGGTTTGGTTTATATGTCGGTAGAAAATAAAGATCCAATGAGTGAAGTATACGATTACAAAGGATGGTTTTGGGATGACGTTAATAAAAGATTTTATCGCTGGCATGAATTAAAAATATTAATGCAAGAAAGAGACATAAAGAAAAAACAAAATGATACAAAATAAACTAATAGACGCAGTTAGTGGCGTAGTAGATAAATTTATAGTAGACAAAGATTTACAAGCTACGCTTAAACACGAAATGGAAATGTCTCTACATAATGCTAATTTAGCACAAATAGAGTTAAACAAAGCAGAAGCACAACATCCTAGCATATTTGTTGCTGGTTGGCGACCGATGGTAGGTTGGATATGTGCGGTTGCACTCGGTTATCACTTTATTTTCAGTCCTCTTTTGGCTACTATCCTCACACTTTCAGGGTATACTATTACTTTACCTGAGTTTGAATTTGCTCAACTCAGCACCATCCTAATGGGCATGCTCGGTTTAGGTGGCTTACGTACATTTGAGAAAATGAAAAAAGTAACGAAAGGTAACTGATGGGTATAAAAAAGTTTTTCAAAAAAAATCTTAGAGATATTGCTACAGTAGTGGGGTTCGCCGTTGGTGGTTGGGCTGGTGCAGCAGTTGGTCAAGGAATTGGTTCACTAGGAGAAGGCAGAAGTTTAAAAAAATCAGTTTTAAGTGCTGGTAAAGTATACACAGCTGGACAAGTAGCTGGGGGGTTTGGAGTAAAAGATACAGGTGGGTTTAGTTCTTTAAATCCTTTTGGTAAAGATTTTTTACTAAAATCAGGTAATTTAGCACCAGGAGCAGCTGGATATGGTAAAACTGCTGGAAGTTTTTTAGAAGGTATAGGTGGTGCTCTCAGAGGCACAAACACCGCAGCAATGGGCACAGCACTAAAAGGACTACCTTTAGGTCAAAAAGCACTGCTGGCTGGACAAGGTTTAAATGCACTAGGAGCTTTTGATCCTATGGAACAACCTAATAACACAATGCCAGCAGCAATGGGCGGTCAATATTTAACACAAGGTTTAAGACCAGCTACCGTTAGCGATGTATACGGAACAGGCAACATGAGAGGTTTACCTAGTGTGCCAGGAGTTCAAGGTTCTAGCGTAGCTATGGATCCTGTAAGTATGGCTTATATGGAACTATTAAGAAAACAACAAGAAGAAAGTTATGGTGATTTAGCTTTTCCTGAGTTTAGTCAATCGCCAATTATGACTGCCAAAACTGGCGGTATAGCAAGACTCGCCGACGGTGGGGAATTGCCTGAGGTAGATTTACGTTTTACAGGAGGTGGTACTAATGATCCTATGGGGTCAGGGGATGAAGATACTATACCAGCATTACTTGCCGACGGTGAGTTTGTGATGACTAAACAAGCTGTAAAAGGAATAGGAAATGGTGACCATGATCAAGGTATAGCGATGCTATACGCCATGATGGATAATAACGAAAACAAAGCACAACGAATGGGATTAGGTAGGGCATAATGGCAGAAACACAACAATTTGCAAGAGTAGAAAGTTTACCACCAGCATTTTTACAACAATTTTTTGCTGGTGTACCAGGAGCAAATATTCCTGGAATCATGCCTCTACTCAATCAAGAATTAGTAAATAGACTTACTGGTATGGGCGTTGAAGGTGCCACACCTTACACTTATCAAGGTGAGCGTATAGCTGGGTTTAGTCCTGCGGAACAACAAGCCTTTAGACTAGCAGGTGAAAGTGCTGGTAGTTATATGCCTTATATACAAAGAGGCGAACAACTCGCTGAACAAGGTTTATCAAACGTTTTAGGCTCTACAGGTTTAGCTACCGATTATTTACAACAAGCTGGTAGAGAAGGTGCTGGGGCTGTTAGAGAAGCAGCAGGAATACTAAGAGGGCTTCCTGGTCAGTTTACTACTGCACAAGGCATAGGTCTCGGTGGTCTAGGTCAATTTGATCCTAGTTCTACACAAGGCTACTATAATCCATTTGAAGAGCAAGTGGTCGCACAAACACTAGAAGACATTAATAGGCAATACGGTCAAGCTGATGTAGGTGAAAGAGCACGACAAGTGGCTAGTGGTGCATTTGGTGGCTCTCGTGGTAGACTTAACCAAGAAGAAATAGCAAGACAATATGGGCGTGGTGCAACAGAGGCTGTTAGTGGAATAAGAAGAGCAGGGTTTAGCCAAGCTCAACAACAAGCACAACAAGCATTTGAAGAAGCACAACGTAGACAATTACAAACAGCACAACTTTACGGTAACTTAGCAGGTCAACAAGGCAACGTGGCTGGTGGTCTAGGTAGTTTAGGTACAGGGCTCAGTAATATATTGGGTGGCGTAGGTAGAGATATAGCAACCACAGGGTTACAAACTGGTCAGTTCGGCTCTAACGTAGGTCAACAAATAGCAGGTCTAGGTCAAGGTGTAAGTGGTTTAGTTGGTACTGATATTAATAGATTGATGGGTATAGGTGGTCAACAAAGAGGGCTACAACAAGCAGGTCTAGATTTAGATTATCAAAACTTTGTGGGTCAATATAACTTACCGATGCAAACCTTTGGTCAAGTAGGTCAATTAGCAGCAGGATTCGCTCCTGCTCTTGGTGGTCAAACCTTAACACAATCAAGCACTAGTGCACCTAGTAACAGCTTAATGCAAGGACTAGGTACTGCGATTGCTGCATACGGTGCACTTACATAATGGTCATGAATCCTAGACAGTTCGAATCTCAACAAATGAGTATGGATTTGGCTAATCAATTAGTAGCTCGT